ATCGGCCCTTTTTCGCCTGCTTCTCGGGCTTCTTTCGGAATGTCCAAAGTAATGAAGCCGTCGTTCTGGTATCTGTCTTTTCCTTCTTTGTTTTCGAGTGCCGTAGCGTCGAGATAAACGCTTTTGTCGTTCACGAATAGGTTATTCGCCGCAATCGGAATCGCGATGAAATCGGTCCCTTCTTTGGATGTAAATTGCTTGACTCCGTGGAGCTTTAGCAGGTTGATTTTCAGTTTTTGCATGTTGGTTTAGTTGGTTTTTAATCTTGTGCAGGAGTATTCCGACAAATTTGTTAGTGATCTGGATTGTTCGGCTTCTTGAGTTCATGGAGCGACCACTTGAGTTCGTCCCGGTAGTTGGACGCCTGCCCGTCTCGCCCATAGCCGCAGTAAGCGTCGGCACGCTCCCCGCGTAGCAGGGCGTCCACGAGCGCCTGAGCGTCCTCGTTGACGTTTTGCTGGAGCCTCAGTTCGTCGCGCAATGCCCATGCGGACAACCGCCGAACAAGGCGCTGGATACAACGCCATACGGCGCTGCTTGGTGATTTCGATGGTCTATTCATGGCGTGTGTCAGCTTGGTCGTTCACCTCAGAGTTGGTTTGTGCCCTCAATTTCTGTGCACGATGCCTGCAATTCTCGTCATTGTAGCGTTCAGCGTAAGCCTCAAGGAACTTCGCCGCAAGCCTCCGGTGCGGTTCTGCCTTAGTCTCTCCGTTCTCGACGCAGTGGACGAATGCCCATGCGGCGTCAAATGCGAGCGCGTCTAGTTTTTCTTTCGGGGTTGCTTCTCTTGTCATGGTGTTAGTTGGCTAGTCCCTGAAATCAGCATCGTTAGCGGCGAAAAATGCGCTACTATCGGCGCAATCGTCGTGCGCGCATGTTCCGTTCGGATATTGCACGCCTTCATCATCAAGGTTTACGGCTTGATTGCAGACCTTGCAGCGGTCGCTGATTATCGTGTTCTTTCTGTTGAGTTCTGTTTTGCTGTTGTTCATGCCCTCTTCTACTTCCTCCCCTTCCCCCTGTCAAAGTCTTTTTTCACAAATTAACACAATTCAGCTATAAGCCGCATGGATGCTTGATTGCAGGGCGGTGGAAAGTTGGCTTGCCGTGGTTTATTTTGACGATAGACGGCGGAAAAGTGGCGTGAAAGAGCAGAAAAGTCTTGCCAGTAACGTGTCAATCAACGACATTGTTTGACGTATGCGAAACTGGAAAATACTAAAATGGGCTGAAAGGCCGAAACACACACACAAAATCGAATTTACCTGCACGAACTGCTGGGAAGATTCACAACTCGCCATTGCTGGGATGGTCATTGCTCAAATCGAAGACAGCCTCGTTTTCGACAGCGACCATTCGAGCCCTGACCAAATCGAATGCCCACATTGCCGGACGCAGCTCGAACTAGAAAAGGAGGTTGAAAATGTACGGTAAGTTCCATTCATCGACCTTTACCGGCTCAATGCGCGGTTCCGGCCCTGTTGTATTTGCAGTTTGGGCTTACGTCGTCTCAAACACGAATCAGCACTCGGTTATCGAAATCAATCCCGAGGTCGTCGCGTTCCTTCTCGGTTGCACGCCCGCAGAAGTTGAGCATGCAATCGAAACCCTTTGCGCTCCGGACCCGAAGAGCCGTTGCAAAGACAATGACGGGCGAAGGCTGCTAAAAGAGGGAGAGTTCCAATACTTCGTTCCGACTCACAAGCACTATCGCGAAATGAAGACGACAGAGGAGAAGCGCGAATATAACCGCGTCAAAAAGCAGGAAGAGCGTCAAAGAAAGTCAAATGTCAAACGCGATGTCAAAAATGTCAATGATGTCAACACATCAGAAGCAGAAGCAGAAGCAGATTCATACCCAGAGTCAGAATCAAAAGCAGAAGCAATCTCTAAAAATAATAATGATGATGGAAAGAAAGTTTCTTTTTCAATGCCAAGTCTCGAAGAGTTCACAGCATACTACGGGAAAGCAATGGAAGACGTGGACCTTGGAGAACACCTGATGCTCTCCGATTGGCTCCTAGAGCAACACAGCTATTGCTCGGACAAGTGGGCAGAACAGCCGGTCAATAACTGGAAAAGCCAGACCGGACGATTCACTCGACTCTATCGCGATTACTGGAACTTTACCAAACCAGTTGAGAAACCGGATGATGAAGGCGAAGACGATAACGGAGGATTTTAACATGGACTGGAAGAAATTAAACGTGCGATTTGTAATCCTCATTACAAACGAAAGCCGCGATAACCACGCGGGCTTTTTGCTGCACTGATTGCACGCATTTTTGCCTTTTCCCAAAATAGTCTTGCAAGGATCGAGGAATTGAGCTAGAAAAGATTCAAATTATGAACGGATTCACATATACAACAGACTGGGCAGAGACAATCAAACAGAGCTTTGCGAAACCTGATTCAGTAACGCACGCGGCAATCGTGAATCACACGATTACGAAAGAGCAGTGGGCGAGCGTTGTCACGAATCATTCAGCAACAGGACATCGATTTACAAATGAGGAACTAGAATCTCAATGGCAAAGCATGGTTATCGGTGGGCGGATTCACATCGAAGCACTTTGGCGAATGAACCAAGGGCAATTCCGTGCGTTTGTTCCTGCTATTCGCAAGGTATGCCAGTTGGTCGGTGAGAAATGCTTTTGGTAAATTTATGAGCAACGAACAATGCAAATGGTGTGAGAACAAAGCAGCAAGCAGGGGAGTGTGTAGCAAGCATTACGCCCGATGCGCTGCGTTAGTATCCGATGGCGCAAGCTGGGAAGTAATCATCGCCGGCGACGAGCCACAGCCCGGAAAGCGGGGACGACCGATGAAGACCGGGAGCGCATCATGGCTCGCGGAGAAGTATGACCAGTTAGCGGCAGACGTGATAAAGGCTATTGCGCTGATTTCACTCGGGAAAATTCACGAGGCGAAGATGGTGTTGATTGGGGAGAAGCCATGAACGTAGAGCTAAATTTATGCCTCATTGAGGCATAAAAACAAAACAATGAGGCATAAAAACAAAACAATGAGGCATAAAGCAATACAGGATGGTGTGGCAGAGGCATTTGATTACTGGCTCTCGCATCATGACGTATCAACTCCAGAATGCAGCATGATAGCAATCGAGAAAGCATTCTACGATTGGCTTTGTCGCAATTCAGACGATTTGATAGAGAAACGGGCAATGAAAGTGGCAGAGAGGGTTGCGAAATCATCTCAAAAGCTAGAAATGTCCGATTTTGTCGCAAAGGAGAGGCAAAATGACCAAAATTCTCAATACTGATACCCCCGGCTTAACCAGTATTCTCATTTTTGAGACAGCCTAGGGTTCATCTCTCTCCCTTCACTTTTTTAAATTTGGCTCAAATACCGGCTTTACCGCCATCCACTTGCAATAAGCCATAAATGCCACGATTCGTTTCATCATACGGGGAAGTAGCCAAGCAACTTGGAGTAAGTCGCCAAGCCATAGTGAATTGGCGCAAGGCTCACCCTGACTCTCCGGCGCAGCTACCGAATGGCGACCATGATGTAAGTAAATGGCGGGAATTTGTAAAAATCAAGGGACTAGGCCAGAGAGACGACGAGCTGCCGACAAACATCAGAGACACGGACGGCGATGATGATGAAGGGCCAGTGACTAAAGAAGACTGGAATTGCGCCCTAATCAGAGAGAAAGTCCGACGCGAGCGGATTAAAGCGGACCTAGAGAGTCAGAAAGCCGTTTTAGTTGACGACCTAGAAGCCAACCTCGGCGGGCTACTTGCAGCGGTGCAAAACGGAATGGATTCCTTCCCCGATAGAGCGGCTCCAATGGTTCAAGGCTTTAGCGACGTTCCCGAAATCTCGCGTATCCTCCACGGCGAAATGCAAAGCACGCTCGGCGCATTGCAGGTTGCGGACTTTGAGAAAGCCATAGAGGAAACGCCGGAACACCTGAGAGACGAAGTTCTCGCAGCTTTGAAACGGATTGGCGGGTTTTACCTTAACAGAACACAGATAATCGAAACATGAACACTATAAAATCACTTCCGCCACGAACAGCCCGCGTCCACGTTTATGACTTACTACTAGAAAACGGGCGTGAAATTACAATGACGGAAAACCTGACTTGGCATGGAGAGGTTTGGATTAGAAGCGATGCCGACATGGAACCGCTTTATAAGCTACACGCATCTGATTCTTGGGCATATATTGAAGGTGGAATGTTTCAGTTTATAGGCAAAAACGAAAACGCAACTTCGCTAAGTGATATTGCGAAAAAAGGCGGAATAATAGAATTGCCGTGATAAACTACCGATCAGCTGCCGAAGTCCTAAAGCGCATTCAGCGTGACATTATCCGCCCGCGTCCGTTGCTGAAGTATTGGGAGTGGGCAGACAAGCACGTCTCTATTCCCCACGAAGCAAGCGGACCCATGCCGGGGAGACTCAACACCGGACGCTTCCCCGTGTTTCGCGGATTGTTCGATTTAGCGCAACAGGGACACGTTCACTTCATTTCCCTTTGCGCTTCGATTCGCGTAGGTAAGACTCTGTTTTCCATCATCGTCATGCTTTATTGGCTAGCGGAGAAAGCCGGTAGTGCGGTATGGCTTGACCCATCGGGAGGGAGCGCGAAGAAAGTCAGCAAGTCGGAAATCGACCCGTTCATTCAGCTTTGCGAGCCGGTTAAACGCTTGGCAATTATCGGGCGGACAACGTGGACTAGCCTTTGGAAAACATTCAAGGGCAAAATCCTTCGGTTCATCGGCGCGGGCGAAGAGGCAAACTTGCACGGATTCAACGCAGAGCTTGCTATCATTAACGAGTTCGATTCGTGCAAGCAGGCCGTCGTGAAGAAAAAGGCGAGCGAGGACGGAAAAGAGGACTCGTCATCGGCTGACAAGATAATCGGACGCACGCAGCTTTTCCCGTTCACACGGAAAATAATCGAGAACAGTTCACCTCGGCAGGCTGGCGAGTTTTCCCCGATATGGCAGAGCTTTCTGCGCGGGAGTCAGCACTATTGCTATTTGCCGTGCCCGCATTGCAGCGCGGAGGCTAAGGCGATAGGGAACGCTAGGCCATTGCCGGAAAAGATGCCGGTCGGATGGAGCAAGGAAAGCATGGATCTGCACCTTGCAGGCTGGCAGCGTTTGGTTTTCACGAATGACCCCGCTTATCAGCCCGCGAAGCACCTTCCATTTGACCACGACTTAATGCCAATCGAGGGCACGATGGAGGAGCGGCTTGGAAGAATCGACTTTTCATGCGCGGAGATATGGGCCGAAGCAATATCACCGCAGGATGCGACGAAAACAATCCGAGTCAAAACCGGATATGACCAAGATAAAGTAGAGCATCAGACCACGTATCAATGCGGGCACTGCGGAAAGCAAATTGAGCAACAGTCACTTCGCTGGATGCTGAATCGATACCGCTGGCAGGCGCACAATCCTAGCGCACCAAAAGACCGCATTTCCGCTCATTTGTGGCGAGGATACGCACCTCCGGAACTTGGCGGAGGATGGAACCACATCGCGAAGGCGTTTCTTGAAGCGAAGTCAGACATTGGGAAGCTGATAACCTTCACGAACATGAGCCTTGGGTTGCCTTTCATTCGTGCAGGGGCGGCGATTAACGAAGGCGACCTTGACCGCGTTCTGGCGAGAACCCCGATGAGATATGTGAAGGGGCAAATCCCGCGAATGCCGGAGATGCTGACAATCACGGCGGACAAGCAAAAGGACCACCTTTACTACGTCATACGGGCATGGGGAGTCATATGGGAATCACCGGACATGCCGACTTGGAGTGCGCTTGTCGATTGGGGAACTGCGATGAGTATGGACGAGTTGACCGTTCTCGCCGGCGAGAAGCCGGACGGAAGCGGGAAGTATCGCACGTTCACCTACACGGAGAACGAAAAGACATACGAGTTCCGTTGCATCGCCGGATTGATTGACTCCGGCAACGACCAAGACGTTGTTTTCGAGTTTTGCCACAAGCGCACCCGCATTTTCGACCCGTATCGCGGAAGCGGACCAGTGCAAACAAACTGGAATCGTATTCGTCCGCGTGACGTGTATGACGACCAGCTCAAACTTTGGCTTTGTTGGTCCAGTCACTACGCGGAAAGGCTGTATTACGACTGCATCAAATACGGACAGGCCGGAGATGACCCCGTTTATTGGTGGCTACCCGTCAACATAGACGATGAATACAAGCATCAACTCACGGACGAATACAAAGACGGTGACGAGTGGGTATCACGCCGAAAGATGAACCACCTTGGCGACTGCGAGAAGATGCAACTCCCGCTTTCGGAGCTTGTGGAAAGCCGATTGACACTATTACGAGAAAAACGTAGAAACGAGAAAACAGAACAGAAATGAGGGACCACGACACCAGCGATGACCCCCGCGCAAGCTACATGCCAAGCATGGATGTTGACTCCACGGCAGACTTGGTGCATGAGCCTTTCGCGGAGTATCACGGACCTATTCCGACAGACCGCAGGCAGTGGCACGCGCTGACTCGGGAGCTTGTTGAGGCTGGAGTTGCTCAAATCGAACCGCATTCAGGGCAGGATAATAGCCGCGTGGCAATGGAGCTATTGCGAGCGATAACAAAAGACACGGACCGACGCTTTGCCGTTCGCGCAACGCTCTACCTACGCCTTTTGCGAATCGAGGGCCGCAGCCTTGCGGAAATCGGGAAAGACTTTGGGCTTGAACGAGCGAGCATCAGCCACACATATCGGCAAATCAAGGCACTTCACCCCGGCATTCACAACCCCGCAGACAAGTCGGAAGAATACTGCGAGGAAGCGGCATTAAGGCGGCAAGGCAAGCGGAAGATGCGCGAAAAGCCGAAGTGGAAGCCGACGTTTTACATACCATGATTGAAGCAATCCAAACAGTGTTATTATGGGTAATAGTCGTATTACTCTGGCACATCGCAGACGTCTTAAATACAAAACTATGAATCAACTCAGCCTCTCATTCTACGACGAAGCAGCCCTCAAAAAGATGCCGGAAACGGACATCATCGACGCCATTCTCGGACGGTATGCGCCCTTGGAGCGTAACATCATGCCCGCAGCAATGGCAGCGGTTGGGGCGGCGATTCAGTCCACAGCCGGACTAGGGCAGCTATTGGAGGAGATTTACCAGCGACACAAGGGCGGGAAATGGGAAGAGATTTACGCCAAGCTCAACATGCCGTTCACGTTTGTTCAGGCGAACCGATTCCGCCGGCAATGGGTTAACCGCGACAAGGTGATTTTTGCGAGCGAACCTTCCCCGCTGGCACTCACAAACGCTTACCGCCACGCGGAGCTATTGCCAGAACCGGAACCGCAGCCAAAAAGCGATTTGCCTCCGATGCCGTTCACGCTCAAGTTTTCGTTTGACACTTCGCGAGAAGTCAACACTTGGGGAAAAGAGAACGTGGTGGACTTTTTACAGCGCACGGAGAAAATTGAGGTTTTGAGGACAAAGGCAAAGGCGTTTATTTCAAATGGAGCAAAATGAAAACATTCACTAAAAAGAGCGTAACAGAACAGTTCTCCCGCAAGTTTCCTAATCACGGAAACCTCACGCTTGCAAAGGCAATGATAAGGACACACCCGACGCTTTTTCCGTCGCTAAACGCAGCATATTGCTCGGTGCGGAGAGTAAGAGGAGTGAAAGGAAACGAGGATAGAAAATGCGCGACAGACAAAAAGCCTTTGCGGTTTTCGGAGCAAATGCCGCCGTCTAAAATCGAGAAGCGTGAAGACTTCGTGATTGATTCAAAAGAGCGCATTCTTGTTTTGTCAGACATTCACTTTCCGCATCACTCAACCGAAGCGTTGCAAGCGGCGATTGAATACGGACAGAAGATAAAGCCGACAATCGTTTATTTAAACGGAGACACGGTGGAGAACTACGCGCTTTCACGATGGGAGCCGGACCCTCGGAAACGAGACTTGGCCGAAGAAATCAAACTGGCAAGGCAGGGGTTGCGATGGATACGTGAGCGGTTCAAAAAGGCGCGGATTGTGTTCAAGCACGGAAACCACGAGGCGCGGAGTGAGGATTATTTGAAACGGAAAGCACCGGAACTTCTAGGAGTTGAGGATTTCCAGCTTAGTCGTTTGCTACGCTTTGACGACCTCGGGATTGAAGAAGTGGAACTTTTGCAGGTGGCAAAGTTTGGCAAGCTCAACGTGATTCACGGGCACGAGCTACCGAAGGGAATCAGCAATCCAGTGAACGCAGCGCGTGGAATGTTTTTGCGCTTGTCGGAGACTTCGATGTGTGGGCACTTCCATCAAACTAGTCAGCATACGGAGGCGCGGGGAATTAAAAAAGAGGTTGTTTCATGCTGGACAACGGGTTGCCTCTGCGGATTGCAACCGGATTACGCAATCATCAATAAATGGAATCACGGATTCGCGACGGTCGAGACGGAAACAGTCGGAGACTTTGAGGTTAAGAATCTGAAAATCATCGGCGGAAAGGTGTTCTAAAATGCCACGCGCCCCGAAGATAGTTGAGCGCAAACTTGGACGAGAACGAGCGGACGGGCTTTATCATTCAGACGGGCTGATTGAGATAGACGAGCGACTAAAGGGCAAGGCGAGACTCGACACGTTGATTCACGAACTGGTTCACAGTTTCGACCATTCGCTCACAGAGGAATACGTCACGAAGCTGGCGACGTATATAGCCGATAACCTTTATCGCAATCGGATTAGAGTTATCGAATCAGATTAGTTTTATGAAAACAGAAAAAACATGCCCGCAGTGCTACGTTCAATTTCCAGTTAAAAAAAGCCACTTATCAAAAAGGATTTACTGTTCGATTGCCTGCCGATGCGCCGCGAAGCCGAAGGCTATATTTAAATGTAGATGCGGCGATGAGATAACAAGAAGAGCAAAGAAATGCAAGGGTTGTGCAGGAGATGAACGTGGGAAATATCTGATTTCAATAGGATATAATCCCCGCATGTTTTCCAGTAAAGACAGTGAAGAAAAAAGACTCGCTTACATAAAGAGCGACGAAAACAGGAAAAGAATATCGTCACTTACAAAAGGTAAAAGCATACAAAGAGAAAACGGAAGAAGGTTCAGCCCTCGCCATTGCAGAGCGGTTGAATGTCTTTTGCGTGACGCTAATGGAATTGTTCATTACTGCGCTAATATCTCTGCATTTGTGTTTAACAATAAAGACCTTTTTCTTGCAGAAGATACGCGACAAAAGGAATATAGAGGGCACGCCACAAAATCTTATCAATGCAACGCAACATCTGGATTATCTCAGATTTATCGGGGAAATAGAGGATCATGGAAGGGATGGACATTAGTATCTGACGTTGAAATCTCGGAAGGGCAGTGGGACTTGCTACGCAGGAAATACGAAGAAAATCCGAAAATTCTAATTAGTTAGTTTTGACAAGGCGGCGTCAAAAAGATGCCGCTTTCAAACGCTGATTTCACGCAATTCCTGATCGACGAGATTGACGACGGGAATGAAGACTTTGTAGCCGACTTGCTCGCGTCTGCGAAGGCGAAGATTGTTGCGGGCGGTGGCGTCATTGATTCGATGACCTCGGGGAGCCGAAACGGGAAGAGCTATACCATGCAGATCGGCATGGATGCAGCGACAGTTGCCAAGTGCTGCCGTGATGCAATGAGGACCACTGACAACACGGACGGAAACCCGATGTTCACCGTTGCCAGCTTCACGAATATACTGCCGGGAACTAGCGTATGAAACCAAAGAAACAGCCGAAAAAGCTAGGGGGCGGAACTACGTCATACCGTGAGACGGTGGATAGTTCAATCGACCGCGCAAACGTCCAGTATCTCATTCCGCAGGATTCGCGACTCTATCTTTCCGCCTACACGCGAAAGCAAATCGTTTCTAAGGTTGAGTGGTGCCGTCAAAACTTTGGCATTGTGCAAGAATGGGGCCGTGGAATCGCACGGCACACCGTAGGACGTGGAATCTTCGCTTCTTTCAACACGGAGGATGCAGAGTGGAACAAAGCGGCGAACCTTGCGCTTGAGAACTACTGCATGACTCCAGTCCAATGCGACGTTACCGGAAGGCGCAACGCATACGAAATGCAGGCGCACATTGCAGAACAAATCGCAATCATTGGCGAGGCTTTCGTCCTGCATTCGGAAAACCCTGACTTCCCATCGCCAAAACAAGGCGTTGGAGATTGTCCGGCATTCTACGCAATCGAACCGAACGACGTTGCATCGCCGATGGTGAACCTTTCTCAGTCCGAAGGCATTCACGACGGCATTGAACTCGGGGACTTTGGGCGCGCTCGCTACTATCACGTCAGGCTGGCAAACGATAACTTCGCGAAGTATGACGCCCGCGACGTGTCACACATTTTCCACGCTCAGGGAACGAATCAATCACGCGGAATCTCGCCACTTGCGCCGGGTGTAAACAATCTAGTTGACATTCACGAACTGAAGCGGCTGGAAACCAAAACAGCAAAAACGCAGCGGCTTGTTTCCCTCATTATCAAGGGCACGAAGGCAGCAAAGGGGCGTGGCGCAATGTCCGCGCTTATGGCTCCACCGGAAGGCACGGACCAAGTGGACACACAAGCCGTAGAGAACCTTTACCAAGGCGCAGGAGCGGCGATTGCTCGCATGGGAGACGATGGCAAGGTTGAGTTGATCAGCGGAAACACTCCATCGCCGCTTGTGAACGAATACGTGACCGACCTTTTGCTACGTGATGCAGCAGCAGGCACGGGCGTTCCGGTAGAGTTTTTCTGGAGTCGCGACAAGCTAGGAGGCGCAAACGCACGCGGTATTTTCGCACAGGCGGACGCGGCTTTCTCGCTACTTGCCGACAAGGTTATTTACGGATGGTTTGAACGGTTCATTATTCGCTTTATAGAATGGCGTGTTGCCTCGGGTTTACTCGCGGAACCGCCCCAAAATTGGAGAGACTGCATCAGCTACCGACGCCCGCGACGTGTCACGCTTGACAACGGGCGCGATTCAAAAGCTCGCATTGAAGAACTCAATCATGGGCTGGCGACGATGCGTCTTATTTACGACGAACAGGGAGAAGATTACCTGACGCACATCCGGCAATGGATTCGTGAGTTTCGCGAGTTTGAAGATGAAGCCAAGATGCAAGGATACACGCCGCAAGAGGCGAAGCGGCTTGCCGAACGCTGGCGGCCACTTCCTCCCGGTAGCGCGATGAGCGAGACGCAGCAAAAGGCGACAAAACCGGAACCGATTGAAGCCGAAGATTCACCGGAATACGAAAATGAAGACGCAGAAGAATCTGACAACGAGGACACAAACAATGATTCCAATTCCTGAAGCAATCCTGACGCAACCGCTGGCGATGCTGCCAACGGCGATCCCAGCGTTTATTCAACGCTTTGCAAGCCTTCGCGCCCGCTGTGATGCAATGCCGACGAACCTTTCAATCGGGGACTTCGTGAACCAGCGGCGTGACTACACCGTCAGCGATGGCGTTGCTACAATCCACGTAAATGACGTTCTAGCGCAGAACACAACCGGAATCGACCGGATGCTCGGCATGACCGATTACAGCCAAGTCACAAGCGAACTCGACAAGGCGATGAGTGACCCTAGCGTGAAGGCGGTTGTTCTCGACATCAACAGTCCGGGCGGAAGCGCAATCGGAGCACCGGAAGCGGCACAATCAATTCGCGAAAGCAGAAACACAAAGCCAATCGTCGCACATATTGGAGAGATTGGAGCGAGCGCAGCTTACTACCTAGCGGCAGGTGCATCGGCTATCGTCGCGCAGGCTTCTGGAATGGTTGGCAGCATCGGCACGCGAATTGAGTTTCTCGACTTCGGCAACGCATTAGCGGCGATGGGAATCACTCCGCACATCTTCACGCCCGCAGCAAGCGACTTGAAGGCGGCAGGAACGTCTATGCGAGCACCGACCGCAGCGGAAACAAATTGGTTCCAATCGCACATTGAAAGCATCAACGCAGCGTTCGCCGGCTTCGTGCAAAAGAACCGAAAGAAAGTCGGCATGGAATCAATGCGCGGGCAAGTGTTCACCGGCTCGCAAGCAATGGAGAACGGGCTTGTCGATTACCTCGGGACGATGGCTGACGCAAAGAACATCGCGCTAAAAATGGCGGACTATTTGACAACACGAAAAGACAAATGAGCATTGACGAACTCACAGCTAATCTATCCGCCTCGCAAATCAAAGTTGCGGAACTCGCAGCACTCAATAGCGAGTTTGAAAATGAGAACATTTCCCTCACGGCGAAAATCACGGACCTTGAAAAAACAGGCGGCGAATTGAGCGCAAAGGTTGCAACGCTTGAAGCCGATGCAACTGCAAAAGCAGAGCAGCACACGGCAGAACTCGCCAAGCTCAATTCCGAACTCGACGCAAGCAAAAAGGAGACAGCGACACTCCGCGAACAGGGCGCACGTTTTGGCGCACCTGCACCAAAGGCTCCTGTTACAAACAGCAACGAAAAGCCGGTTTTGAGCCGGAAAGAGTTTAACTCGCTACCAGTTGGGGAGCGAATGGCTTTCGCCAAAAAAGGCGGGAAAATCGAAGACTAAACACAACCAATAAGAAAATATGGCTAACACGCTAACAAACCTCATCCCAAGCGCATACCGTGCGCTTAACGTAATCAGCCGTGAATTGGTTGGTTTCATTCCTTCCGTCACACTTGACCCGTCCGCTGACATGCTCGCAGCCGGTCAGACAATCTACATTCCGCAGGCTCCTGTGAACTCTGCCGGTAAGGATATTTCGCCCGCAATGGCATTTCCGACCGCAGCTTACCAGACCATCGCTACGAAGTCGCACTCGCTCACCAAACAGCGTGCATTCCCATTCTCTTGGACGAATGAGGAGCGCATGAATATGGATGCAGGTCCGGGCTATCTCTCGCTTAATGAGCAGCAGATTGCACAGGCACTCCGCGCTTGCGTGAACGAAATCGAAACGGACATTGCAGTTGCCGTGAAGAATGGCGCATCACGCGCTTTCGGAGCAACCGCAGGCACCGCTCCTGTTCTCACGGATTGGGCGCAGGCTAAGAAGATTCTCGACGACAACGGAGCACCAAGCACCGGACGCACGAGCGTTTTCGACACTACCGCAGGCGTTGCGCTTCGCAGCACTAGCAACCTTTACAAAGTGAACGAAGCTGGTGACGGCGGTTCGCTTTTGCGGCAGGGCGTTCTCGGGAACCTCTTCGGTTTTGACCTCCGCGAATCGGCGCAGGTTCAGACGACCACGGCTGGGGCGATGGCAAGCGCAACTTCAAGCAATGCGGCTTTCACGGTTGGTCAAACTGTAATTCCGCTCGCAACCGCAGGCACCGGAGTTGTATCGGCTGGCGATATCATCACCTTCGCGAACGACACGAATAAATACGTTGTAGCATCGGTGAGCTTCGCAGGCGCAAACCCTGCAAGCGGTGATACGATTACGCTGGCAGAACCGGGACTCCGAAAGGCTCAGTCCGCAGCAACTCGCGCAATCACGGTGCTTGCCACATCGACCCGCAACGCTGCATTCAGCCGCAACGCAATCCTGCTTTCGACACGACTCCCAGCGAGCGTGCAGGGCGACCTTGCGACGGACCGCCAGACCATTACGGACCCGAACAGCGGAATCTCCTTCGAGCTTTCGATGTATCCCGGCGACCGAATGGTTCACTACGAAGTCGCTTGCGTATGGGGCGTGACGGTTATCAAACCGGAACATTGCGCGATTATCATCGGCTAAGTTTTCATAGGGTAGTTATTCATCATGGGCGCATCGGACTTGTAAACCGATGCGCCCTTCGTTTTGACTAAAAAAGAAAGACATGGCGCGATTCGATGATTTTATGACAGCCGGATGGACGACTTCCACGGAGGTTTTCGGCACGGTCAATTTCACCTTTCCCGGCGTGTCTGGAAACGTAGCTTGCGAATACGAAGAGCTGGGCTGCACGCAGCAAGTAGAGGTTCACGGAAAGATTGAAAGCATCACGGCTACAATCGAAGTAGCTATCTCCGCACTTACGAATGCACCTACTCACGGGGCACTGGTAACGCGAGTCAGCGACGGCAAGGTTTTCCGCGTCATCGGGCAAACGCAGACTGACGGCGACACGCATCAAATCAACCTTGATACACGGAACGTATAATGGCTTATCAACTCATCGGCTACAAACTTGAGCAGGCTATTTCGTCTTACATCAGCGGGCTAAAAGGCTCGCTTCTATCTGGCGTTCAAATCGGGCACTCACTGACAACCGACGTTATCAACCCGCCGTTTCTGCGCGTATTTGCTGGCAGCGTTTCGCCTTGGAGTGACAGCGACAGACGCGGAGAACTTCGCGGCCCGAAGCGCGTCGTTTTGCAAGTGATGATTGGCGAGCACATGGACGGGACCAGTATTCAGCAATACTGCGGAGAGTTTGAGAACATCATCAGCGAGGCTCGCAGGATTGGCAAAGTGAACGCCAGCACGCCGGCGAGCGCATCGTTCGTTCTCAACTACGCAGTCCCGAACATAGTGCCTTCATTCCTCGCAGCGAATGACGTGATAAGAATCAACGGAACGAATCGGACGATTTCCAGCGTCTCGGCAGGCAGTGGAACGCTTTACAATATCACGCTAACCGAGTCAGTAACGCTTACGGCAAACACGGCAGTCTTCATGCAGACCGTAACGAAACGCGGAGAAGAATACACTGACTTAATAGCTGAATGCACGGAAAGCACGGGCGCATACAAGCCTGACACTGGACTTGAAATCATTGGAATGCGCTTCGTTACATGTTCGCCAAGCACGGCAGATGATATGCGGTTGATGCAATACGAGTTCGAGATAGACGCCCTAAATTGCGACGATTTGACATAAGCGCGAAAGTATTATGGCAGACACAACACATGGATGGGCATTTCTCAAAGGGCTACCGATTACGGGCGCAGACGTAACGCTTGATAGCGAAGGCGCGGCAGTTGGCTCTACTGTTCGCATTGTCGGACCACTCAGCTACAAGCCTGACTACCGCAACAAAAACGAGGACATTAACGAAAACGGCGTTCTCGTCGGAGAGCGCAGTTTTGACCTTGTGGAAACCCTTTCGCTTTCATTCAAACTTCCCACCGGATTTGCAGACCGTGCGCGACTCGTCAAAGGCGCAATCGTAACTATTGCCACATCCGACGACGCAGTTCTCGACGGCGTTTGGCAGATTGACGACACAAGCCGCGAATACGTAAACGATGACGCGACGATGTTTCCGGTAACACTTCGGCGCAATGCGGGCTTTACACCGACCGCGCAAAACCCTAGCTAGTAACTTTCTGTTTCCTGCGGTTGTTCATGTCCGCAGTGTTCATGGGCCGCATCGGTTTTCTGTTCACCGGTGCGGCTCTATTTTTTAACCAATGACATTCGCAAAGTTCAGCCGATACGCAACAGCGCACACCGCACAAGCTAGAGCAGACGCTGGCGAGTTTGTCTGTATGGGCCGTTTGCTTCGCCCGCTCTCGCTCTTTCACCGCGAGCTATTGGAGGAGACGCTAGGCGACGAAATCGTGATGATTGAAGACCTCGGCGACTTCGCGCTTCTCGAAGTGGCAACGAAGATTTGCAGTCAGCAATACCCATCGCTCGACATCGGCATTCCGGAGACGGAAATCGAAATGGCGGAGTTTGAAGCACGATGCGCCAAGCTCGACGTTGACAAAGAAAGCACGCGCTTTGGCGAATACGTTCGAGCGTGCGGAGGCTCAGTCCCGCGCCTCGTGAAGTTTCTCGGCGACTCCGGACCGACGAAGGAACTCCGTTCTACATACTCGCACATCGTCATCTCTCAAATCCTCACGACATGCACAACTGGCGTCACGTTCGACGATTTGCTTTACCGTTGGCCAGTTGGAAAGGTTATGTGGCTGTATTGGAGTCTGCGCGAACTCCGCGACGAGCAAAGCCATATTGCGCTGACAGACGAGCCGGTTGAACGGACACAGGAGGAAATCGACACGGAAGAAAAGACCCGCGCACTCGTGGCAAAAGCAATGGTGCGCCGGGAAAAGAAAGCCGCTGGCATCGTTTGCCCGAACATCCTCGCGGAGATCCAAAAAGAGACGTCGGAAATCGTGCGGCGCATCGAAGCCGGGGAACTTGCGGAGGTGCAGGAATGAGCAATCTCGAAATCAGAGGCGATGTTTACGCGGAGGACATCAAAAAGAGTCTTAACGAACTCGGCAGGCTCACGAATAAAACAGCCGCACAAATCATCCAAGACCGCGCGCCGATGATGGCGCGATACCTCGCAGAATGGACAATGCCGGTTGCTGGAATGTCGAAAGGCGACGTTGGCGCAACGGTTGACGGAGGTGGTCAGAGCGCAAAAAAGTTACAGGAGAATGCAATTAGTAGAGACATCCGCCGCGCTTATATGTCGCCTGCGAAAGTGATTAATGCACTTGCGTCGGTTGCTGATGGTGAGTCTCTAAAAAAGGCATTCACAAAAGCATCACGAACCGGAGACCTGAACGAAGCAACCCGCATCGTCAGACTGATTCCAAGCATGAAAGGATTGGAAGTGATGATTTGGGATAAAGGCAGACTCCACGAGTCGAAACGAATGAAGTCATACAACGGAAGGGTCCACCGCGGAACTCGTCCGATAATTGTTACACGCTCAGGAGAACTAAAGAAATACATTAAAGAACGTCAGAATGCGGCAGGCTTTACAAAAGCGGCATGGATAAATGCAGGTAAGCACATTTCACTTAAAACAGGACGAGTATCAGCGTGGATAACTAGGCACGTCGCAACTCCGTCAATCGGGACGTTCAAAAGTGACGGCGTGAAATCGGAAGCTCGGCTGACAAATAACGTTCCGTGGGTATCGAAGAAAATTGACGACAGGCGAGCAATGGAAGCATTCGACCGCAGCATGAAACAATCCATCACGAAGGCGATTGACTACATCGCGAAAAGAGAAGCGCGAAAAGCACAAAGGACGAACTAAGATGCCCGGACTTACATACTCACTAAATGCGGACGGAACAGGACTCGAAAAGGGGCTGAAATCTGCCGCGCAGCGCGTTGACAAGTTCCGTAAAGACGTAAGCAGACAGCCGTTGCTGCAATTTGAGCGCGAGAACAAAGCGGAGCGTAATATCGTCGGCATGACGACGGAGCTTGCCAATGCTCGAACCGGAGCGGAGATGCTTTCGGTAACGCTGGCAAGGACTGGCGACATTTTCCAGAACTCGCTTGCGACCGGAGTTGTGATGGCAATGGGAGCTGCTTTGTTCGATATGGCAAAGCAGGCCGACGAAGCATTCAAAAACTTTCAGGCGTTGTCGATTGAAGCGCGGAAAGGAATGTCGAAGGCGTCCGTCATCGGCGACATAGGCGACATCACGCAAGGGCTGAAAACCTACGACGAAAGACTTAAAGCAATTCGACAGGAGCAGCAGCGGCAGCAAAGCGTTGCAGGCGCAATCGGAACACGCGTCAACTCGTGGATGGGTGGACCGGGAGTCCAAGAGGCCATGAATGAAACGGAGAAAGAGATTTCCCGTTTACAGATAGAGCGCGCAAACACAATAGCACGCATAAATGAGTTGTCAGAGCAACAAATGCAGATTGCAGATGCAATGGCGCGAGGAGCGCAAGATGAAGTCGAAGCACTGCAAGAGAAGTTCCGACTCGAAAAAGAAATTGCAAACATTCGGCTGATGGGACTGGATGAAGAGGCAAAGAAGAAAGCTATTGCGGCGGCGACCGCGATTAGCGAAGCGAAGGAAAAAGCGAAAACTGCAAAATCTGTTCAGGAACTTCTCGACGGAATCGAAGAGGACGAAAAGATAATCGAAAAACGCAGACGCGATGCGCGAAAGAAAAACGATGAGGATATTGCTGAGCAGATTCGCAAATCACAAGACGATGACGAACAGCTTACGGCGCAAAAACTAGACCGTGAAAAGAAAGCAAGCGATGCGAAACTGGAACAGATAGCTAAAGAAGCGAAGGCGAAAGAAGACGCCGATGCCGAAGCAGCAAAGCGAATCGAAGCCGTATCGGAAAAACAGCGTCAGCAAATTGAAGACAGGCTATCACTTGACGATAAGCTAAGGCTGGCAAAGGAGCGAGTTGCTAAGGCGCAGGAAAAAGCGCAGGCATTCAGGAATTTAGGCGAGAACAACAAGGCTGCGGAAGCGGAACTCGCAGAAGCGCAAGGCGGACTCATGGACGCACGCGAAGCACAGATTCAGCGCATCATGGGAGGCAGCACAAGTGCAGCGGCGGCGCAACGCGCAGAGCGTAGAGAGCAACGCGCACGGGCGCGCGCAGAGCGTATTCTTAACAAGCGGCAGGATATTAGAGACGCAGACGCAAAGGCACGTGGAGAATGGGCAAAACCGGCTGAGATGAACTTGCAAGGCGGGCCGGAAAAAGACCCCGTAGAGGCGGCTGTTAAAGAAGGGAACACTATGCTTGGAAAAGTTGAGCAGCAACTCAAAGACCTCAACCAGCGTTTGACCGTAGCGTAACATTATGGACATTCGACACGGCACACTTACAATTCTACCGCAGCAAGGGCCATCGTTCACGCGGACTAAAGGCGGCGGGTTTGACGAAGGGCAGCGGGTTTACAAAGTCGCAAGCTCTAACGCCCGCACGTATCTCGAAAAGGTATTCAAACCGGGACGCAGTGACAGAGACATTGCAAAGATTGCCGGACTCATTAACACGTCACACGGAACGCCTCGCGAGGTTTTCAAGTATATGTGCGTGGACAATGCTGATATCACGTATGACGACGGCTCGACAGCGCACATTACGGCGAACTTTCTAGGGCTTCTAGGGACTCAGCCAAAAGAAGCGACCTGCATTCGCTCGACCGCGTATCAGCAAAAAGCGACAATCAAGCCGGGGACAAACTACGTCTCGATTATCAACGAACCAAAGCCCACTCTCAGCTACGTGTTTTGCTTGATTGGAAAACGCCCCTCATTGGCGCAATCAGGCGAGGAAGTGACAAACCCGCTTGGCACTCAGTCTATCGAAAACGAGGCGATTGAAACGGCTTTTAATGGCTTCTATCCCGCACTGACGCCGCTCTTTCAAGGATGGGTTCGCACGGACCTTTCTATCCGTTGCCCCGGCGACATTGCGGAAGGGCACGTTTACGAGGTATCGACAAGCCTGCAATGGATTGTTGTGCCTGCATTGGAGTAAAGCTATGTTAGACCCTAGATGGAACGAGATTGATTTTAACAAAACGTATGTCATTAGCGGCAAGCGTCTGAAAGACCTTTTGCGACGTTCGACTGACGTTCATGGGACAGAGAATCAAATTAACGTTGTGGAGGATGCAGAGGGCGGCGTTTCGATTGAGATAGCCTCGCAACGCGTCTGCTACGTTATCGCAAACGGCGCCCCCGTGAAGGCAATCATTCCAATCGTAATCGTGGCAGAATGAGGCTACCGCATTTTATCGGCGCATATATTGATTTAGACGGTGACGGCGTTTTCGGAACCGAAGCCGGAACGATTGGCGAGATGTTGAATCCTGCATTGCTTACTTTCCCGATGATGGGAGAGTATCAGCAACCGCTAGACACAGAGGCAAACTTTACTCCGCGCCCTATCAAATGCACGATTGCAAAGGCGATTGAATGGATGTTTCGAGTGAAGACTTGGAGTATCACGGTTCAAATACCTTCCGGCGAAGGTAGCGAGTTTGGAGCGGTTACATTCAGCCTTCCAAACATCGCCCCCCCCACTGACGAAGTTGACGCATTATCGCAGCTTTCGGAATCAAGTTACGCGCAAATGCAGTTCCAAGGCTATTCATCACAGGCTGACGTTGGCGATAGGAGTTTCGAGGCGACTGCGATTCTAGATTTATTCGTGCGGTCGATTGGTGAGCTTCCTGCGAATTACGAGCCGTATCAAGTTAGCAACTGCACAGACCCAGAAACGGACGACATTTTAGTCACGATGCGATTGCGCGTCACAATGGCGGTTTACGATAACGTGACATTCGAGGAATGGATTGCGACAACTGATTCATGGGATGACGCAGAACCGGACGAGTTCACGGATGAGGGCGTTACGCTTGACGGCTTCAACTTCGCCACGCGATGGCCTTGGATTGGATTCACAAGCGGCGCACAGACATACTTGGATGCCGCGCCATACTTGACGGTAAATCCGGAAATATGGTGGACATATTCAGACGGAATAAATGCAATCTGGAATGCTACCACTGGAGCAAAAGAGCGCAGCGTTATCACGGGCGAGACGATTTGACGAAACCGCTCTAGAAGGATGCCGAACTTAATCACATGGAATATTGACAACAACCTCTTGGACTTGTCAGGACTTGATACAAGCCTGCAAGACAAGCTCACAGTTCCCGTGCCGTCTCAACAGACTTTCCGACTTGGATTCTATCGCGGTTCAAGCGGAGACACGCGGCGATACATCGACATGGGAGCGGACCCGTCGATTGAGTTCCTAATCAAGCCAGCAACCGGAAACAATCGCTTTGACGTTACGCCAGTTGTTTCGAGTCCTACGTTCACGCGGCTGGCAGTTGATGCGCTCGGGGATTATTATTACGAGGGCAGTATAGAGTTTGCATCTCCCAAGTTTATAAAGGCTCTAGGAATCAATTCAGGATTTATTCGCGAGAGTATCACGATTGAGTGCGTAGCGAACACGGCAAAGCGGCTAGACGGGCTATACATCGACATTTACACGTCAGCCTCTGCGTTTTACCGCTTTTGGTTTGAAACGACAGCAACAACCGTTTCCGCTCCAAGCGCAGGCGGTGGCACTCTCTACAAAATCAATGTAGCGAACAACGCGACAGCCGATGACGTTGCAACGGCATTGGTTAACGCAATCGACAGCGTGATTGATACGAACGCGCTCACGGTTTTGACCGATACCGTATCGGCAGAGTTTGCCGCTTATGGTGCGATGGGAGAACATAACCCAAACAGCACGGGGTTCACGGTTACGCTTGTAACTTGCGGAAGCATTCCGAATGCGACAACGGACGTAACTAGCGCAAGCTACAACGGGCAGCTTGTCTATCTCAATTCGACCGCTCCGCAAATCTCCCCACTGTTTACTTTGGAGGTTGTGAACAGCCTTTACCGCGACGGGCAAAACTTCCCATCTGGAACGGCAAGCTCTTACTTCGTGGTGAAATCAGCGGACCAAACGCGAGCGAGCACGACGACAGTTGCCGACGACAGCGAGCTTGTGATTGCGCTAAAAGCTGGAACTTACCAGCTAGATGCGAACATTGTTTTCAGTAATGATACCGGAGGAACTACTCCCGGCGAGAAGTTCAAATTCACATATTCAGGCACGGCGACAGTTGCCTCCGGTAATCTGATTTACGGCAACAATGGAGGAAACCCTTCTATTTCCAGCTACCCTAACAGCACGGACGCTAATTTTCTTGCGCCTACAATTTCCGACACGCATCGTAATTATGGCATCTCTGCCGGCGGGATTCTAATCGTCACAACGGACGGAAATCTCAGTTTCCAATGGGCGCAGCATACAAGCTCAACAACCGTCTCCCGCGTGAAGGCTGGCAGCTTCGTGCGTCTATACAAACTCGCTTAAAATGATCGCCGGAAAACTCGACCTTGAAATCAAGAAAGGATGCACGTTTCTGAAAGTTCTCGTTTGGGAGGATTCAGCAGGAACGCCTATTGATATTACCGGATGGACTCCGCAATGCGATGCTCGAAAATCGCTTTCCGGTGACGTGGAGTTTGACCTTGGCGTGACCGTAACCGATGGGGCAGCGGGAGAGTTCACGATGGAAATTTCAGACGAGGATACTGCCGAACTAACGGCAGGCTCTTACCGCTACGATTTGATTTTCGACAAGCCAGACGGCACACGCTCGGAACCTGTTATTGAAGGGCGAGTAGTGGTCAAGCAAGTCAACTCACAAAAGGCATGACGCTTTCGACAACAGAAATAACGAATACGGTAACGGTAACGGAAAACCCCGATTCCATCACTATCGTCGCGGACAACTTTACGCAAACGGGCGGAAGCGGAACAGTAACGAGCGTTTCAGTCACAAGCGCAAACGGTGTTTCCGGAACGGTAGCAACGGCGACAACTACGCCAGTTATTACGCTGACGCTAGGCGCAATCACGCCTACAACGGTCAACGGGCTAACTCTGACTGCATCGACCGGCACGGTAACAATCACGAACCTGAAGACGTTCGCGGTTACGAACACGATTACGCTTTCCGGAACTGACGGAAGCACGTTGAACATTGGCGCAGGTGGAACACTTGGAAGCGCGGCATTCACCGCTGCCACTGCTTACCTTGCGGCGGCGAGCAATCTTTCCGACTTGGCGAGCGCATCGACGGCACGCACAAACTTAGGGCTAGGAACGCTCGCAACGCAGAGCGGCACATTCAGCGGAACAAGCTCAGGGACGAATACCGGCGACCAAACTAGCATCGTCGGAATAACGGGAACCTTTGCTCAATTCAACACGGCGGTTACTGACGCGAACCTTGCGAGGACAACGGGGACAAATTCATTTACGGGATTCCAGACGCTTGATTCAGGAGCCATAATCGGAACGACCGATGCAACTGGCTATTTGGTTTTCAATCCCGGTGACGAGTCTGGATTTACAGTTAGCGTCGAATACGGGAGTCCTAAGACAGACTCTAGAACATGGTCCTTCCCTGACGCGGACGGTGTTTTTGTTGGAGAATCGACCGCCCAGGCATTAAGCAACAAGACAATCAGCGGTGCATCCAACACTATCACAAACGTGTCGCTCACAACCGGCGTCACTGGCACGATGCCCGTCGCCAATGGTGGCACCGGCGCGACTACGCTCTCGGGGCTAGTGCTTGGCAATGGCACCTCGGCAATGACTGCCGTGACGACCAACGCCGCTCTTTATGCGGCCGTTACCGATATGTATGTCGATCACACCGTCGCAATCATGGATGAGGATTTTCTCGGCGGCACGAACGGCGACGGGCAGGCGGGCACGCACGGCGTCCGTTACGGCACGATCAGCGGATCAAACTCCATCGCCTACATTGCAGGTGGTGCCGACAACCCTGGACAGCTTCAGCTCTCGACCGGAGCTAGCTCAGGCAACGCTGGCAGCTTGTATTTTGGGGGATCAGGGCTTACCCCTTACATAATTGGTGCCAACCATTTTGAAGTCCGCATAACTTTCAAGCTCAACCAGACGACCGCGACCAAACTCCGAATCGGACTAATAAACGACTACGCCACAGTCACTCCAGGGCGCGGCGAGTATCTGCGATACGACACGTCGCTCGGGGACACCAATTTCATGTACGTCGTGAAAGATGGTGGCTCAGAAACAGCGACCTCGACCGGCATCGCGGCTGATACGAACTGGCACACCCTGCGCATCCGCACAATTACGCCGGGCAGCTACATCTACGGAATGAGCATGAACACAAGCGGCGGGTCCTTTGGCGCGGAAACGCAGGTCACAAACACAAATAGCGTCGGAGGGGTCACGCGCTACATCGTCGGCATCATCGGAAACGCCGCCGTTGCGGCCTCGAAATCCTTCATCCTCGACGCCGTTAAAATGCGCTGGAAATGCGCCCGATGACTATGGAACCTTCAATGCAAATTTTCGAGTGGCTGCACAAGCTCGGCGGCATCGGGTATGTCCTAATCGGCGGCGGCGGATTCTTGTTCACGTGGTATCTACGAAAGAACATTGAAGAACAAAGGGCGATGCGCGAGGAATTGCGGCATTTCAATCGCATTCTCCTCGGGATGCTGTTGAGCAAGAACAGCGAACCGAAAATGCAGGAACTTGCGGACTTCATTTTGGCGACAGAACAAAAACAGATTTCAAAATGAAAGCCTTAAACATCGAGGACAACGAGGACGAGCGGGACATCATGCTGTATAATTTGCGGCGACTTGGATTCGATTCCATTGTTGAGCGGTCAACGCTGAAAGCAGCGATTCAGACGCTCACGGAGGCAAAGGAGCGCGGCGAGTGCTTTGATTTGATAACGCTGGATTTGAAACTTCAAGACTCGACTCCGGAAACGACCCTTGCGAGCCTGCCAATTATCGCATCGTTTGCGGCATCGGCACCGATTATGGTTGTGACCGGACATCCTTCAAGGCTCACAGAAAACGTGCGGAGCTACGCGCAGGGGTTGCTGCAGAAGCCATACAACTTCTACGACTTCACGAACGAGGTGAACGCAACGATGCGGAGCAAGAAATACCGCCCGCTGTTTCCCGTCGCGCTGTTGATTCCACGGCTTAGACTCGCATGACCTACCGCCGGATATGCTACTTTTTGTCGTCGTCTCTCACGGTTCTTTCGCAGCATCCGAACGCGCCAGCCGACGCATGGGAGATTGCAAAGCTCGTATCAGCCTGCATCGTCGGCGGACTGATTGCGCTTCGTGCGTTGGAATCAGTTCCGGATACAAAGCCGAAAACGGATTCACTTGATTTAAAATGAAGCTGATTTTCATCCTACTAACTGCCGCTCTATCCGGATGCGTCACACGCGCCACGATTCACGCTAGAACCTGCATTGTGACAGTCTCGCCAAGCGTGGAAATAAAGGCTACACCGCTGCCATGAATACAGAACAAATCAAAGCCATTCAGAAACGCATTGGAACGGAACCGGACGGATTCTGGGGACCAAAAAGCATTCGCGCCGTGCAGTCGCACCTTCGCGGAATGATGCCGGACAGCAACCCGTGGCCGGACACTTCGCAAGAGGCTCTCACGAAGTTCTACGGGAAAGCAGGCGACGAGACGCGCCTTGTGAAGATGCCAGTTCCGGCAGGCGTAACGGTTCAATACGACGGGCAGAACGTGACAACTATCCGATGCAACGAACGAGTCGCGGAAAGCCTTTCGCGCATTCTTGTCGCCGTCTCGAAAGTTGCACCGCTGATTCTTCGGGAGTATGCTGGCGTCTATAACAACCGACCGATGCGCGGCGGTTCTCTGCCGTCATTGCACGCCAGAGGCGCAGCGATAGACCTTGCACCGGAAACGAACGGGAATCACGCTGCATGGCCGATTGCGAGCGATATGCCGCTGGAAGTAATGGAGTGTTTTGCGCGTGAAGGATGGAAGTCTGCGGGAGCTTTTTGGGGTAGGGATTCCATGCATCACGAAGCAACGCGCTGAAATAATCCCGCGTTAAAGTCAATCCCCTTTTCGCAGTCTTTTTCGTCACTTTGTAAAAAAGTGAAAATAGTTGTTGCGTGTTTTTTGCGGACCTGCTTTAGTCCAAACCGTCAGCACGACGCTGGCGAAAACAAAAACAGAACATCCGACAAAATGAACGAACACAATACAGACACACTCGAAGAACTGAACGCAATCCGTGAAGCCGAACTGGATTACGTTTACGAAGCGGAAATCTCAATCGAGGACGCGGACCTCTAACCACTCACTTGTCGGTGAGCCGTCCCGAGAAATCGGGCGGCAACCGGCGAATAATAAGAACATGAAAACAGAAACAGAAACAGAAACAGACACAATCGACAGTCACTTCACGCTCTGCGAAGCCGCGCCGGATTTGCTG